GTGACCAACCGGTGAATGTACGCGTGCAACTGTCTATATGTTTCAGTACCCCCGATTCTATATAACTGTTATCAGTTCCCGTAGGTCCGGATTTATTCACGGTTACATCACCGAAAGCATATTCTGCCGATTGTAAATTGCTGCACCCTTCAAACATGCTATTGATATTCACTGTCACCGAATGTTCGGGCGGTGTGATAGGACTGCCCTGCGAACCTGCTGTCCTCAAATTTTTACACCCACTGAAACAGTGCGTATAAGTGCTACATTGCGGAGAATCAGAGAACAAAGACGATGTTATGGTAGTCAGACCACTATTTTCAAACATGCTTGACGCACTTCTGATATCTGGAATTGTAACACCGCTTATATTCAACAGACTTGTACAACCGTAGAACATCTCGTCGCATCTCGTTCCTCCATTTGTCGAATAATTGAACGCTCCAGAACTTACACTTGTCAAATTGGTACATTGATAGAATGCCTGTGCCAGCGACAACTCACCCACGGTTCCGGAAAACAGATTGCTCGGCAATGACGATACACCCGAAAGATTGCAGAAACCGTATGCATTTATCGTTTCCCCCGAAAGATATTTAAATGATATTCTGCACGGTGACTGTAAATTGGAACAACGAGAAAACATGTAGATACATGTGTTTATATTCGTCGCTCCAATATCGTTACTTATGCTTGACATTCCTGTACATCCAGTAAACATATAATTCAAAGATGTCTTGTTACTTGACGTCCTTAATTGTCCACTTACAGAGGAAATATTACTGCATCCATAGAAACAATAGGAGTAATCACTTATCGAGTTTCCTCCAAGCACGCTTGACAAGTTCACCGAACCGCTCAATCCACTGTTTCTATATGTGCTCACAAACGTACCACTTGTTATAAAATCAAACAATCCTGCCGGAACGCTTCTCAAGCTGCTGCATCCGTAAAAGAATGAATCTGCCGAACCGCTCATAAGACTTGTAGTCCAGCTTACAACCGATTCAAGACTGCTGCAATCTTGGAAGGCTCCCTTTCCCCATGACGTTCTCACATCCTCAGTAAACCACTTGATTACTCTCGTCAAACAATTCTGAAAACTTGAAAATCCATTTGCACTCCATGATAAATTGGCAGACATCCCATTAAAATCGAACAATATTATCTTTGTTCCTCCGGAACTGTAGGTGTGCGAACTTGTTCCTAATGTCTGGTCTCCGTCTCCCCATTTCACACGCAAATTGTTAAGTCCAGTAGAGGAAGTGTTAAGTACGGGCAGCACTATGTTCGTACCGTTTGACACCCTTACTTCCAGTACCGCACCGTCTTCCATTATTATGTCAATCGTCTTGCTGAACTCTTCCGGTCCTACTGTGTAACTTCCGCTCTCCGTAAAGTAATTCTGACTTGTTGCCACCCATGCATAAGTATCGTTACACGGAACCATCCATGATACGGTACCGTTCGAGCTTGTCACACCCGAACTTATATTGTCTTCCACTGTCACACCCGAAATAGGAGAACCGCTCTTTGTACGTACGTTATATGTAACCTGGCATTTGTTGCGCGTCATTACGACGTTAACATATTCGTCGCTATTGCTTATGCTTACAGAACCGTTCTGGCTCTGATATCCGGCTTTTGACGCCTGCCAGCTTAATGTCTGGGGCGGCACGTATGTTCCGAATACCGCATGCCCGGCTCCATCCGTGTTCTTTACCGTACCTCCGCATACAATACGCACTCCTCTTATGGATATCCCTTTCTCGTCCACCACGTCGAAAATAACTTTATAGGTATTTACACCAAGAACTATCGTTGCGTTTGTATCATATTCCCCTACCGATACAAACGTACTGTTCTCGTTATATTGGGGAAGCTTGCTTGCCGTGGCCGTACCGGAACTTCCTGCCTTCACATTGAAGGTCGTATATCCTTGTCCATCGGAATATTGCGTCATTCCGTTAAACGTCACCTGTGCCCCACTTATGCCTATATTGCTGCCATTGACAACCTGTATTCTCACATTCACCCTCTTTACGGTAAAATTGATAGGAACACGGGTGTCCGAATTGTACACGGTAAACGAATTCACCACGTCATAACAATAAGGATATTTTGCCACATAATCGTATGTACCCGAAAACAATTGCGTAGATACCAACCCTAATTCGTTCGTTGTCAACTTTTCGCTTTGTCCTACAATCTCGATTGTCGCCCCAGAAGCCTGCGCACTTCCTATAGTCGCCTGGAACGTCACGTTAAACGGCACGGACGCCTTTTCTGCCATCTTTATAGTATAGGCATTGTCTCCTGCCGTTATGTTCACATTCCCCTTTGCCGGGTTATAGTCCTGGTGAGACGCGCTCCACTCCCACACACCAAGTTCAAGCGTCCAGCTTGCCGCGATACCGTTGTTGTTGGAATATCTCGTTTCCCCGTTTATCGTCACTACCGCATTACTAATAGGGTCGTTCGTTTCCACATCCAATACCGTTACCGTCAGTTTTCCGGTCTGCTTAACAAGGTCTACTGTTATGGCTAAAGGCTGGTTTATCAATACTGCCGTTCCTGTTCTCGGCTCATACCCCGTTTTTGTCACATTCCACGGATAACTGCCCGGCACACGGTTAAAGACTGCGTTTCCGCTCGCGTCCGTATTGACCGTTTGTTCATCCTCCCCTACACCAAGCACTACGGGCTGGTTCTTGACGGGCTGTCCGCTCATTCTCACGGTAAATATGATGTCGTAGGTAACGAGCTTTAATTGTACATCCACTCTCTTGTTCTCTCCGTTCACCGTCACAACACCTTGTTTCGTATAATATCCTTCCTTCTGTACGGTCCAGTTATAACCGCCCGATATACGGACAAATTGCGCCTGCCCTCCACTCGTACTTATTGATTCCGTACCTACAGTAACCAAAGCATCGTCAAGCGGTGTATTGTTATCGTCTGTAACATAAAAATCAATCAGATAGCCTATCTGCACCAAGTCAACTTCTACCGTCACGTCCTTATCCACGACTTCCACCGTTCCTTCCTGCCCGTTAAATTCCGTCTTTGACACCTTCCAGGCATAAAAACCTGCCACCTCTACAAATGTCACAATCCCGTTTCTTTCCGTCTGTAGGGTTGTGCCGTTAAAAGTAACATCCGCTTTCGCTACGGGCAACCCGTTGCTTCTCACGACAAAGTTTATGTTGTATTTCGGTATGGGATTGAACTGTATGTCTATAACCGCGTTTCCGTATATGGTAAAATCCTTTTCCACGGTTATATATCCTTCTTTCACGACCTTATAATGATACGTTCCTGCCGGATATATAAACCCGGTTGCAAGTCCCTGCGCATTCGAGCTTCCAGTCTGGTTAGGAATATCTTCACCCGTCACTAATACAGATGCACCCGATACTGGCTCCACACCGTCCCTTATACGGAAAGTCACGTTATAGTAAGGTATCTTTTCCATCTCTATTTCGATATTGGTAGAATCCACTATTTCGGCATTTCTTCTCACCGTATAATAGTCTTCATATTCTGCCACATATTCATATATACCGGGAAATACCTCAAATGTCACTATACCGTTGCTTCCGGTATATTGAACCTTTCCTGCAAAGGACACTTTCACATTCTGCATCCAGTCTTTTGTCTCCTTGTCGCGCACAAAGAACGTAACCACCCGTTCATAGGCGGCACCCATTAACTGTACATATTCTACAGCATCCTTATCCACTAATAAGGAGTTTTCCACGTTTTCAAAGTTTTCGGCTTCCACCTCATAATACCATTGTCCGCGCGGTAACGTTATCTTTGCTTCACCGTTCACGTCCGTTACAAGCTCTTCCTCGTTTATCGTAATCCTTGCATTGGGTATGTACTTGTTTCGGTTTGAAAACACCTTGAACAATATCTGATATTCTTCCTCTCCTACATAAGGACGTATCAGTTCACTGCCGAATATGTTCTTATATCCAACAAGGTAATTTTTTAAGAAAGTCTCTACAGTAAGTTGTCTCTGATATGCGTTGTTTTTATAGTAAGCAGCTATAATGTCACGTTCACCCAAATATCCTTGTGAAAACGGCAAATATAAGGGTTTCACATGAAAATCGTATATATATACATACGGGTGATTTCCGACCGTTCTTTCTTGGATAAATATAGGTGCGATATACTTCATTCCCGGCATTATAGACAAAGCACGTCCAGACGGGAAATTAAGCGTAGGTGCGTTCAAAAACTTCTCGTTCGTTGACAGCAGTATTCCTTTTATATAGTAATACATGCCGTCATTCTTTATATCCAAATATTCGTTTTCATGGAACCAAAGGGAACTTCCGGTTATCTGTCCGTTTTCCAATATTCCCATAGACAACGGCTCTCCGTCTACCGTCTCGTACCCAGCTACTCCAAACTTTAGGTTTTCATTGTCCGTAGCCGACACTTTTACTTGCAATGATATTTCGTAGGATAGGTTCGGGTCTATGATTATAAGCTTGTCCAAATCCACCCTTCCGTCTATGCCCACGGCTTGATTACCAAAAAATGTCATAGCGTTGAATATCTCTCCATTATCCCCGTTTTCGTCCTGCGTTATGCTTATACTTTCCGGTATCAATAGAGGATAATTATTCAAATCCTCTACTCCTTTTGTATATTCATACGCTTTTGATACATTCATTACCGTATTCGTCCGGTCACATGTAGGTGAACTATGTCCCATCGCCCACCCCGTAGCTTCCGGTCTCAACAAGGCAAATATAAACTCGTCCAACGAATTGTATCTTATCAGTCGTAATAATTCTCCCAATATCTCACCTTCTTTGCTTATAATGTCAAGCCTTCCGCGTTTTGAATATTCTTCCAGGTAATTATAGAATAGGTATTTCATCTGTTCCTGGCTATCCACCATATTAGTGACAAGACCCCTGTTCTGAATGAACATCTCGAACAAAATCTGATTTGTATCTATCTTCTTGTATTGTCTTGCATACAGCACTATCAAAGCAAATATATGGGTTATGGTTCCCCAGAACGCACGGAAATCCTCGTTCTCTTTCTTCTTTAAGAATGTAGGCAAAATCCCCCTTCCTTCCAGTTTTTCGAGCACGTTTTCTGCCCACCGTATCACTTCCTTGTCGTTTTCCTCGAAAAAACGACTGAAAGGCAAATTATCATATATAGGTGTGGACTGGGGTAAAAATAATCCCCCACACGGGTTTTCTTTCTTCTGTTTTACTTCCATGTTGAACTACAATTAATTGCACGGTAAAAATACAATTAATTTTGGATATTACGAAAACAAACACGACGAAAAAAATACTGTAGAACCGTTCCACCACCTCAATCTCTCTCATCAAAGACCAGTCCATAACGATAGAGACTCTAAAGGTAGGGGTGTGGGTGAAGGATGAATGGAGTGGTGGAGATGCTGTCGCCGTTACAAGAAAAAATTCATATACCGGGTTAGTGTATTACAATAATATAACAAGTTCAGAAGTAACAGAAAATAAAGGATATCCAAGTTCTTCTTGTTCTATGGTCTTGACTTACAATACAAATGACAGCTCTGTAAACCAAGATGTTCCGCAAGGTAAAACAATTATTTCTTTGGGAATAGACCCAGATAATTTTTTATATACACGTACGAGTGTTTTGGCTCCAGGACTTCCTAATGTCTTTAGTGATAACAGATTGTCGGGATATTATTATATGCAAGGAAGCTTGTATCTCAGTAAAAGTTCTGACGGTGATTTTCAAAATATTGTAGGAACTTTTCTCAGTGATTCTTCTGCATATAGAATAACATGGATGGAATTTAATGTAAGACGTAGAAGTCTAAATTATCTCAAAATTGATGTTTTTGGCGAAGCAGATAATTGGATATTTAATTTTAGCAATAATTATTCTATACGTAATTCTATCACACAACTTTTTACAAGAGACGAATCAGATATTCTACATAATGAATATTCATATGATAACTGTTATATTACACCGATATATAATACAGCAATCAATCTGGTAAGATTTAAAATTAACTCATGGAGCATAGGTAGCGGTACAGCAGGTTATCAATTCGACATATATTCTTCGGTGACAGTTTCAAAAGCATTCAAAATCCTTTTTTATAAAAAACTACATATTGATTATAAAAATAGAATATTAATAATATTAGGTTTCGGTCCAGATTCATCTGCTACATCAAACCCTGGAGGAATTAATATGGTTGGGATACTTATATTTAGAGGTGCTCCTACATGGAATTATATAGATGATAGTCAAGGAAATAATTTTTGGTTTTTTTACAATAATATTCCTTCTGCAATTACAGATGATTTTGGTTTGAATGCTTGGGTAACAACAGATATGAAGACACTGATGTATTGCAAAAGGGGGAATTACGGAATAGGGAAAGGTATTAATACAGTTACAAGTTCAAATTCACTTTTTAGCGTAAATATTGGTTGGAATGAGATAGCTACTTATTCCATTAACGATAGCTCTACAGCAGATTTGAGAAATACACTTGCAAATTATTATGTACTTGAAATTCAATTTAATAAGAATGAAAATAAAATGATTGTTCTCTGTAACGATACAGTAGGAGCACAAGGAGGAAAGACATTAGACCAATATATAGAAGGTATTCATCCAACTCATTTATTTACATTTGTGTATAACGGTAAAAAATGGGTAAATATACCTTATAGTACATTAGGATTTACTAATTTCTGGAATAAATATATATCCTCTGGAAGTTCTGGTGCAAAATACAAACCATTCTTTAATGTCAATCCTAATTATCTTGGTTCTTGGGATATGAGTTATTCCTTCCCTTCATATAACGAAAATACGAAAGCTTATTACGCTAAACTGACTTTCGGAGACTAATAAATAAGTGTTCATATTAATTAAAGAGTAACTATATATCATTTACATCAAGAATGTTTAGGTATATAGTTACTCTTTATTAAATCAATCACCAAATGTTAATGTTCCTTGATATGCTGTATAAATCCTTTCCATAGCAGGATAGATGTAGCTAATCTTTAATTTACCTTCATAGTTAGGAGAAATAATAAACGGAGGTTTAAATCCCAAATTTGTTTTGCCAGACATAGAATTTTGATATGTGTTCCATATATCAGTTAATCCTACTAAAGATTGAGACAGTTGAACCCATTTTTTACCGTTATACACAAATGCAAATATATGAGTAGGAGAACAACCATTTACATAATCATTATTAACTACCTTTCTAAATGCACCTTGTGTGTCATTACAAAGAACAAGTATTTT